GGTGGCGCCCTTCCGCCCGGTCACGCCTGAGGAGCGGTTCGACGCGTTCCGGCACTTCAACTACCGACCGCACGGGCTGTACATCCCGACCGACTACGACGCCGAGCAGGAAGTCAAGCGCAGGCTACGGTGGATCGGTGGGCTTGACACGCCCGATCAGCGCCTGCGCGAGTATCACGCGCTGCAGGACGAGTCCGAGCGGTGGTACCAGACCGGGGTCGATGGCCACTGGGTCGGTCAGCAGGCACTCGCGCGCAGCACGGCGCGCTTCCGCATCGCGGCGTGGGGACGCCGTGGGGGCAAGACGACCGAGGCCGCCATGGAGGCCATAGGGGTGGCCTGGCTGCGGCCCCGGTCGTGGATCTGGCTGGCCGCGCCGACCATGAAGCTGGTCAGCCGCGCGTTTGACAAGGTGATGGAGATGGTGCGCGATCACGGGCTCAAGACTCGCACCGTGCGCGACACCAATCAAGAGAAGCTATGCATTCTCGACAACGGCGCCAGGCTGGAGGGCATCTCGCTGGAGAACGTCTGGACGGCCGCCGGTGCGGCCATCGATCTGGCCATCATCGACGAGGCGGCGCAGATCTACCCCGAAGCGTGGACGCGCGCCATCCTGCCGCCGCTAACGGATCGGAATGGTCAGGCCCTGCTCATCTCCTCCTGGGAGGGGGAGGGGGATTTTTTCCACCAGAAGGCTCTCGACGCTCGCGCTGAGATGCTCCGCGACGGCGCTCAGGCCGCGTGGGAGATGTTCCAAGACGCCTCGTACGAGATCAACTTCTATGCCTTCCCCCAGGGGCGCCAGACGCCGAGTCTCGTCCAGGCGAGCAAGGAGATGCGTCCCCAGGAGTTTCTTGAGCAGTTTGGGGGAATCCCAGCCTCCAGTCACGCCCGGGTGTTTCCTGAGTTCAAAGAAAAGGTGCACGTCACCGACATAGACTTCAACCCAGATTTGCCGGTTGTTCTGGCGGTGGATCCGAGCGGCGGATCGAACCCATATTGCATCCTGGCCCTTCAGGAGTACACGGACATGACGGTCGTCTTCGATGAGATCTACGAGACTCATCGAAGCACGGAAGAGATGGCCGAGATCCTGGCTACCCGGCCGTGGATCAAGGCCAAACAGGTCTCGGTGGACGGCGCGTTGCTGCCCCAGTGGGAGATCGAGGGCATCTCGGACATGATCTGCGACTCTGCTCAGCCGGAAGAGATGCGGCGTTGGCAACGCATGGGCTTCCCGGCCTACTGCATCGAGAAGAAGCCTCAGGTCTACGAGCGCATCCCGTTCATGCGGAACCAGCTACGTGACCCGGTACGCTTCTTCCGGTTCTACCGCTCGCGGGTCAACCTGCTGCTGGAAGATATGGGCCTGCCCCCCGACACCGACCACACGCTACCCGACGAGGAACAGCGCGCGTTGGTGATTCAGGTTGAGGAGTCGTTGAACGACGAGCATCTTCTTGGTGAAACCCTGCAGTACCTCAGGTCGTGCTCGCGGATGCGCGTCGACCGGGGTTGCATGAACTTCATCTCGGAGGCCAAGGCGTACACCTACGGCCGGCGCAAGATGGTTGACGAGAACCTGAAGGAGATCCCGCGCGACTGGATGAACCACGCCATGGACGCGTGGGGCTACTACGTGTGGATCAAGAAGCGCTTCGAGGGCGAACCCGAGAGCGGCCAGGCGTACAGCTATCTGGACACCCACATCGAACCGGAGATGACCGACCACGTGATTGCCGAGCACGTTCCGCCCGAGGTGCTGGCGCGCATGCCCCAGAGCCGCAGCAGGATGTTTGTCGACGAGCTACGCGGCTATCATCAGCGCGGCCCGTTTGAGCCGCGCAGCTATCTGACGGTGGCCAACTGATGGATCCCGAGAGCCCCCCCGACGGCGCGTACCGCAACGACATCGACGACAAGCCGACGTACGAAGAAGTCTGTTACTGGCGCGACCACCTGTGCTCGAAGTGGGGAGATCTCGATGAGGCAATGGAAGACGAGGAGGACTTGTACTTCCAGTCCTTTGACGTGGAGTCGCCTGGAGGGCGTCTGGCGGTCAAAACGGGGTCAGCGCCGGCGGATGCCGATGCCGCAATCGATTCTCTGGTTCCTCCTGACGTATCCGTGCACGTACGGCCAGCCCGGGGCCGACAGAAGTATCGGAAGCAGGCCAACAAGCTGACCCTGTTCGGCAAGGGCATGCTCCACTCGTGGCGCAAGCAGAAGGATGTGCTGCGCCAGATCCCGACGGACATGGTCATCAGGCGCGTCGGAATTTTCCGGGTCATGGTCGACCGCTCGCTTTGGCCGGCTAAGCCGATTGGCCTGGAGGCCAGCGGACCCGAGCCCGAGAAGTGGTCAGAAGAGAGCGAGGACGAGTTCAAGGAGCGCTTCGAGCGCTGGCAGGACGCCGACCCGCAGGAGTCCTGGGAAGTCAGGCATCGGCGCAAGAACCCGATCATCATGCAGCGCCGCGACCCGCGCGTGGTGCGCTGGGAAGAGGCTGAGGACGGCGAGCTACTGGTCGTCGTCGAGCACTACCAGACCAGCAAGACCGAAGCGCTGCACGCGTTCAACCGCTACGAGGCCACCTCGGGCGCCGTCAAGCACATGATGCCCGACGAGTTGGTGTGGGTCGACGACGTGTGGATCGGCCGCTACCGGTGCCTGATCCTGAATGACATCCCGCTCTTCGAGGTCGGCGGCACGGGGCCGTTCAGGGGTGTGGCTGAGCACGGCTACCCCGAGATGCCGTACGTCATCTGCCCGTTCAGGGAATTGACCTTCGACGACATGGAGCGCCGCTACCGGGGCATGCTGACCAACGCGGCGGGGCTCTACCCCATCGAGTCAAACGTTTTGACGATGCAGGTCTGGATGCTCGCCATCAACGCCTGGCGGACCTATCTAGGCTGGACGAAAGACGGCCGTGAGATCCAGATCCGGCCGGGCCAGTATATCCCTATCGACCAGCGTATCGGGGAATACCTGCAGATGCTGGAGGGTCAGCCAGTACCTGACGAACTCCTCCAGACGAACTCCGTCGTCGACAACTACATCCAGCGCAATGGTGTCGCCCAGGGCCCACGGTCCGCTGAGGGCACCCGGTCCGCCCAGCAGTTGTGGGCCATCCAGTCCATGCGCACGCTCAAGATAGAGAGTGCCAAGGACGCGCTCGTGCGGGGCATAACGCGAGCGCTGGAACTGGCCAGCATGCAACTCGAAGTGTGCCTGCAGGACCGCCTGACCCTGCCCGTTCCGGGCAAGGACCGTAACGGTGAAGATCTCGGGGAGGTGACCATCAAACCCGAGGACATCGATGGTTACTGGGATGGTTGGGAGGTCAGTCTGGGTCGCCGTCTTGACCCGGCTATGCTCGAACAATGGAAAGCCCTCCAGGCGCTGCAGGCGAACAAGTGGATTCCGCATCGGACTTCCATCGAGCTTTCGGGCGCGACCGACAACCCGCAAGAGTGGCTCGACGAACTGGTGCGCGAAGCGGTCGACGCACTGCCTTTCGTTATCGAACAGGTCGGCCTGGAGCGCGTCAAGAACTGGTTCGGGGAAGATTCGGAAAGGTTCATCGCACTCAGCCAGAAGCTGTTGGAGCAGCAGCAACCGCAGAACAGTCCGCTGGCGCCTGGTGGTGGCACCCAGCAGCCACCGGCGATGGGCGGGCCCAGCGGTGGGGGGGCACCCGTCCCACCCGCTGGGCAGTCCATCGGCAAGGCGGCGGCGACGCATGGCGGGGCGCGCACCTCGGGCAGACCGGGGGGTCAACCACCGGATACGCGTGGCCAGCCACGCCCGCTCGGGTGATAGACTCGGCGCGTGGCGACTGACGACGCGCTGGGGATGTTTCAGTCCTTACGTCCCCAATCGCCCGCGCTGTCGGCCGACATACGCGCTGCCAGGTCGGGGGGGCTGCCTGGCACCCCCGACCTGCACAGTCTGGCGATGGTTCCTGGCACCCCGGGCTACAACTCGCGCATCCCCAGGCCGCCGTGCTTCAAGTGCGGCGAGGACCACCTGGCTGGACACGAGTACGGCCACGAGTGGGTCGCGGAGCCGATCCACGATGAGCCCGTCAGTGCGACCGCTATCATGAATCGCCCCGCGCCTGACACCTACATATCTGCCGCAGTGCAGCTTCCCCAAGCCCCCCCACCACGGCGGGTAGCGCTGTACGTCGGGCGTGGGGACACCTATGTGCTGGCTGTCGAGGAGCCCCCCGACTGGGACTCGACGCAGACCTTCAAGGTTCCGCCCGAGATGGTCATGCCGCTCGTGCGCATGGCCCGCGCGCTGTACGTCAAGGTGCTCGACAAGACCGGCGGCGACCTGCTGATGCTCGAACAGGAGGACGGCGATGGCCAACAGCGCCAACCTGCGCAAAATCATGTCGGAAGTACCGAGGGCGTTCGAGGTGATAAGCCACGACGACAAGGATCAGGTGCCCATCGGTCGCAAGAAGATCAGTCCGGCTAGAGTCCACGAGCGTCAGGGCAACTATCTGTCCAAGGTGGTCAGTGGCGACGTGGTGCTCGACGACCAGGCGGCCGAGGTCGTGCGCCAATACCTGGGAGCGCACCATGCCCGACAGTGACCTCCAGCGAGCCGCGCACGACGCGCGCCACGCCCCGCCCGACGCGGACATCCACCAGGCAGCGCATGGTCATGTCTTCAGCGATGCGCAACCGGGCACGTCCGACTTTGCCGCAACCCACCTTGTGGGATCAAGTGCGCCAGAGCCGCGCATTGAACGGTGGGACGGCATCGGCCCTGAGGGCATGGGCCCTGTCGAGATTCTTGACGGACGGACGGGCCGGTCCATCGCCCGGCTGAACAGCAACGCACGTCGGAGGCTCGGCTGATGGTCGGCTGGACGCCCCCGAGCGCGGCCGACACCAAGCCGCGCCGCCGCCTGCTGGCCGAGCACAGCATGAGCGGTCACGAGTATCCGCAGCCGCACATCGTGGCCAGTCCAGCGGGCACTCAGGCGCCTGTGCACCTGATCAACTACACGCCCGACACCAACGAGGTGCACGCGCCTGGTCGTCCCGCACCCTTCGACAAGCTGAATTACTCGCTCATGCCGCACGACGGGCTGGGCCAGATGGGTAGCGGAGCCGATCTGGGCGTCCAGTCTCCGGGACAACCGCCCGGCCCAGGCATCCAGCCTGGCATGGATCAGATGACGGGCCGCTACGGCCAGCAGGCGAGCATGCGCAGCAATATCTTCTCGCCTGGCGCGCCGCCGCTCTCCCCGACTCCGTTCGGCACTGGACCAGGCCCGCGCGCGCAGGCCAGCGGACCTGCCGAGCGGCCGTTCAACCAGCGCGGCACGAGCGCGGGTAACGCCAGCACGTTCGGCAATCCCGAGGTTGGCTTCGGGGGCGGCTTCGGCGCGGGCCAGGAGGTCGGCAAGCGGGACAAGGCCGCGCCTGGCGCGTTCACGGGCCTGCCGCCGACCGACAACAACAACGAGTACGGCACGGCGGGCGAGCCCGCGTACGGCGAGCGCAACCCGCCACCCGCTGGCACGGGCCCCGCGACGGCCAGTGCCGCTGCGGGCGGCACGCCACCATCGCGCGTGCCGCCAGGCGGATTGAGCGCCGCGCGCGATCAGGCGGCCGGTAAAGCGGTGACTGGTCAGGCCGCGCCGCCAGGCAAACGCTTCTGGGTCGAGACCGCCCCCGGCGCCGACGGTCAGGATCGGGCGACGTTCCTGTGGCTGGTCGACGACAGCAACCCGACCAAGCCGCCCTACCCCGTGGGCTGGTTCCAGCCCGAGGGCCAGGTCGACAAGATCAGCGGCCTGCCGCCCTACCAGAACTTCGACGAATCGGGCCGCAAGCAGATGATGGCCGGCCAGGGCAAGGGTGACCGCGAACTGCGCACTCAGGTCATGTTCAACGAGGGTACGGGCAAGAACGAGATCCGCATCATCGACCTGAACGACCCGACCTACTCTGTGCCGATTGGCGTCGAGAAGCCCGACAAGGGCAACCTGCCGCCCAAGAAGACACCGGGCGGCCGAGATACGGCGGGCTCGGGCACGGGCATCGTGGTCATGCGTACCAACGAGGATGGGACGCAGGAGATCGACTGGGATCTGACCAACGACATGCGCGAGCGTGCCGAAAAGAGCGAGCAGGACGACTTCGACCGGGCCATCCTGGCCGCCGAGATCAACCGCGACACGCAACTGGGTACGGCCACGCCGTTCTCCATCGAGGAGGACGCCAGCGGGCAGAAGTTCATCGTCAACAAGAACACCGGTTCGTGGGCCAAGTTTGGCGCCGCTGACATGGCCAAGAAGCGCATCCAGCTAGGCAACACGCTGGTGTTCCTGAACGACGACGGCATGTCGGTCAAGGATACCTATCAGGTGCCGCACGACATGTCGGTTGCCGACTACAACGGCATCACCTACCAGTACGACCCACGCAACCCGCAGGGGACGATGAAGGAATTGTTCCGGGATCCGTACTGGGAAGAGACCCAGGAACTGGGCGTCGAGAAGAAGCGCGCCGACATTGACAAGATCCGCGCCGACATCGCTAAGGATCTGGAGAAGGGCGACTACGACAACGCCCAGACCCGCTTCAACATGATGAAGGATCTGGCCGAACTGGAGAAGCCAGTCGGCCCGACGGTGTACAGCACGGGCGACTTCTACATGCCCCCAGGCGGCAAGCTGACAGTCGGCTACGAGAAGGGCAACAAGGTCATCGACACCGGTCCACGACCGGCTGCACAGCAGAGTCTGATCGACCAGATGCGTTCCGAACTGGGCGGCCTGAGCAGCAAGACCAAGCAGCGCACGGCGGGCGAGGGGCTGAGCACGGCGACCAAGACCACGGGCGGCCCAACCGAGCGCGGCCCGCGCGGGCCGACGCTCAAGAAGGACGAGCAGCCTGCCGCCGCTGCGGCCAAGCCCGTCGAAACTAAGCCGGCTGAACCGAAGGCGGAAGAATCCGACTCGTTCAGCCTGTGGAACCGCGCCGATCAGGACTA